GGCTTTTTTTATGCCTAGGAAAATCTTTTTTCTAACTGGGAAAATAATTTTTTCCAACTGGGAAAATAGATATGCCCAATACATGGTGGCTGCATGAACCGTAGATTTGATAAGTCCTTCCGGATAAGTCATCATCTGTTAAGCAACGGGGAATGCAGCCGCCACCCTTTTATACAATCGGCTGTTAATGCTTAACAGATGATGCAATATGCAGAATTCTATTTTATTAAGTGATGCGCAGGTGAGACCTGCAGGCATCAACGTGAACGAGGGCATCCATACCCTCAAGTGTGCAATCAAGCGTGAGGCTAAGCGTCTCATGGCTACCAAGAGCGAGACCTTCTCTTGCCTTTGCGAGGAAAGCGTGAGCTATGGCGACGTGGTACTCACCATGCTAGGCATAGCTGCATTCGTGGCTGTCATGTTCGTTGGTGGTTATCTTTTCGGAGGGGAGGTAGCATGATGAAGAAAAGTAGAAACCGCAGAAGACGCACAGCAAAGCTGACAACCAAGGACATCAGCAAGTGCAAGTACTTCATGAATATTGGCAAAAGTATGAACGCCCATAAGGTGGAGCTCAAATTTCTGAGAAACAACAAGACTATTGGTTCTGTTGCATTCATCGAGGATGCTCCACATAAGCAGATTGTTATCCGATGGCATGATCATCGCTACTTTACTCTTCGATATGGGGCTAAGGAGGCTAAGCCACTCAATATGACTCTGGCCAAGTGGAAAACCATAAACAACGATTAGGCATGAAAAAGAATAAGAAGAAAGTCAAGATAGACGTTATCTTGCTATATTTCCGCCGCCGTCGCATTCGCGCTGCGCTCGAAAGACGCTGGTGGGAGCTTGATATCAAGCGTAAGGAGCTATACAAGCTCGTGGAGTACGCCAAGATTCAGTCAAGATACTGTGTTAATCAGGACTGCCACCGCATTGTCGGCAGATACCTCAGAGAACTGGAGCGAGAGGAGATACGTGTTACCAGACTTCAGACCAAATACGACCTTTGGGCATCCCGTCTGGGCTACTGGGTTGACCTCTATGAGACGGCATTGTACCGCCTGCACCCTGGAGACAGTATTTAAGTTTCACCCTTTAAAAAAAGAATATTATGCCAAGAAATACAGATTATTTCGACAGCGAGCAGTTTGAGCAGGATCTGCTCAACGCTTACTTCCACTTCCGCTGCAACCTCCCTATGAAGGATGCAGACACCGGTCTCGACTACAAGAAGAGTTTCAAGACCACCCAGGACATCGCCACGGAACTTGATGACATGGGCGGTGTCAGTATAGAAGCCATCAACCAGTACCTGCAGGCGCATGACTACCAGGTAGCCACGCAGCCAGACGGCACCGTGGCATGGGCTATGTGGGAGAGAGTTGTCAAGCCGGATAGCCTGGTTTAAGTTAAAAACTCATATAAATTTCAAGTACTACCATGTATTATGAATAGTTTTTCGTACCTTTGCAGCACGAAAAATTTTACAAAGTTTTGAAAAGCTTTGATACGGCTGGCCGCCCGTGAGGGTAGTCAGCCGTATTTTTATTTTGATCCCCTCCATATTATCTTTGCACAAAAAAAGATAATATATGACCATCACATCACTTCCGTCGGGCAGCTTCTTCCTTGAGAACCTCCCCGACATCGATATTCTCACGGCCAAGACGCGCCTGCTCGTCACCATCAAGATAGGTGATGATACCATCTACGATGAGTATCTTTATCCTGCCGATGGAGAGGTCAGAGTGAGCGACCTTGCCGACATCTTCCGTCCCTATGCACGCCGGAGGCTGGCAGTCACAGCCACCATCACCATCGCCGAGGAGCAGGTTCCGGAATCCGGAGACACCGACTCGGCTACAGTCACCGATACGCAGAAAGCCACCCTGAAGGTTTACTATTCCACCGTGGACATCGTGGGCGTGGACTGCTCCACATTCCTCAATACCCACTTCCTCACCCTGCTGGAGGGGCACAAGACCACCTACATGGGGCGACTGGAGTATCTTCACTACATGGGCAAGGACTCGGCAACAGTCACCGCACACTACGCCGACAAAACTACGAAACCGTTTACCGCACCAGCCGTCGGCGGCAATGACATCTACACCACCATCGACGTTTCTCCGTCTCGTTTCGAGACCGAGGGCACCGACCTTCTCTACTACGTGGTAGAGGCAGGCTCACGCTCCATGACCCTCATCATAGACAGCGAGGAGCGTGATGTGGCACCGACTCTGCTCTTCACGAACTCGTTCGGTTGCCAGGAGCTCATCTACTGCACGGGCAAGCACGAGGTTGACCCGCAGTACACCCGCGATGCAGCCTACATGGGCGGCATCAGGGTAAACTACCGCATCACCGAGCAGCGCACCTTCAACGCCGATACGGGCTATCTGGGCACCGACATGGCCAACTGGGCAGATGACCTCTTCCGCTCAGACGAGGTCTATCTGGTCAACTTCATCGGCGGCGTTGCCAAGGTGGGCAAGCGTGTCACCCTCTCTGACTCCAAGTCCAAGCGCGACAACCTGCGCGACAGCGTGCCACGCTTCACCTTCAGCTACACCTACGCACAGCGCCAGCACAATGTGCTTGACCTGCAGCGAGCCGGCCGTATCTTCGACAACACCTTCGAAAACACCTTCAACTGATGAGACGCACGGCTTACCACCTCACAGAGGTGCTGCGCCTCCTGGCAAAGGCAGAGCGAGACCGCTCTACCATTAACCTGAAGGCGTGGACATCAGACGGCGAGACCGTCGATTATACAGGATGGCTGGTCAGGGGCAGCAGCTGGCGTGGCGGATTCCACCGCCTCGTCAACCCGGCAAATGCCGAGGTTCGCACCGTTCCGGACATCTACATTCACCAGTTCCTGGGCTTACCAGTATATTTATGACATGAAACAGAAAAAATATCAGCTTCAGCAAGTGGGAGCCAGCGGTTCCTACAGTCGCTACGCTCTCGTGGCAGAGGGCGTGAGCAGGGTTACAGACTCCACCACCATCGAGCAGCAGTATGGGAAGGATACCAGTTTCCTGGGCTCCGGTGAAGTGGGCGATGCCACTACAGGCATCTTGGAGACTTCAGACGGCAAACTCTTCGAGTATATCAACTATGGCGATGACAACGACATGCCATACATCCTGCAGCAGTTGATGCGCCGCAACATGGTGGCGCAGCGAGCCATGGCGTTCAACGTCCAGTGCTGCTACGGGCAGGGCTTACGCTTCATGGACCGAGAGACAAAGCAGGACACCACCGACAGCGAGATCCGCGACTTCTGCCTGAAGAACTCCATTCATGAGGTCTTTATGCAGCAGGCCACCGACATGAAGTTCTTCTTCTGGTCGGTAGAGGTCATCATCCTGAGCCGTGACCACTCCAAGATAGTCAATATCCGCCACAAGGACGTTTCTTATTGCCGCCTGGAGGTACCAAATGACAAGGGGCGCATAGAGCATGTCTTCTTCGGCGACTTCCGCAACGTCATGTCGCCGGTACATACCGAGGTCATTCCGCTGCTCGACTTCTACGACCCGCTGGGCGACCTTATGGCGCGCATGGGCAAGGCTCCCGACCCATACACAGGCATCATGGGCAAGGCACCCGAGATGGGCAAGGACTGTAAGTTTGCCATCATATCCCGCATCCCGACACCAGGACTGCAGTACTATCCGATACCATACTATGCCAGCGTTTTCGACGATGCCTGGTACGACATCTACCGTCTCATCGGTATCGGCAAGCGCTACATGATCAAGAACACGTCCGCTCCTCGCATCCAGATAGAGGTGCACCGCGACTACTGGGAAGAGCTCTGCAACAACGAGGACATCATCGACCCGGATAAGCGCAAGGAGCGCATCCTGCAGGAGAAGGACAACATCATCAACTTCGTGTGCGGACCGGAGAATGCCGGCAAGGCACTCATTACGGGCTACTACTTCGACCCAAACGGCAAGGAGCAGCGCATGGTGCGCATCATCAACCTCTCCGAGGGTAGCAAGAAGGAGGGTGGCGACTGGGCAGACGACATGAGCGAGGCATCCAATGCCCTCTGCTTCTCGTATGGCGTGCATCCCAACCTCATCGGAGCCACGCCGGGCAAGAGCCAGATGAACAATTCCGGCTCAGACAAGCGAGAACTCTTCATACTCAAGCAGTCGCTCGAGAAGGCCTGCCACGACATCATGTGCAAGCCTTACCACGTCATCTCCCACTACAATGGCTATGCCGACCGAGGAGTGACCGTAGACGTGCCGATGATAGAACTCACGACACTAGACAAAAATAAGGACCAACAGACATCAATAGTTTCAAACAATAATGGCAAAAATGAAGATTCAAATCAGCAAGGATGACTTCGAGCAGAGCATCCTCGTAGCGACAAGCTCGCACTCTGAGGTGTTCGAGTCTGTGAGACCTCATTTCTATGAGGCATACAACAATATTCAGAAGCGCTTCCTCGGCTACGTTGGTGAGGAAGCGCTGGAGACAAATGAACGGCTATCGGCTGCAGTTGTCAAGGCAGTGTGCCTGACTGCATTCCTCGGCAACGTTCGCCATCTCGACCTGGTACTCACTCCGACAGGCTTCGGAGTAGTTGCCAACAACGAGGTCTCTCCTGCATCATCTGCGAGAGTAGAGGCGCTGATAGAGCAGTGTATGGTCGCATGCTTGAAGGCAGAGGGCGAAATGATTACCTGGTTGTCTGCAACAGAAGGGTGGGGTGAGAGCCTGCAGGCGAAGATGAGCATACCGCTTCTAGTCTTCAGCATCGAGCAGTATGCCTTCCAGGTGAAGCAGGAGCTATCATCAAAGCAGTGGAAGGATAAACTGTCAGCACTCTACGAAGCTGATGGGGTGATGCGAAGGGTCATATCTGACAAGCAGATGGATGAACTGCTAGAGATGGAGCGGGGAGCCAAGGACAAGGATGACACCGCTGTAGAAATCATCTTCAAGGTGCGCAGATGCATGATCTTCCTGGCTGAGGGTTTGCTGACAGCCTATTCCAACGAGCGTGCGAGACTGCTCAGATACTTCGATGCACATCTCGATAAATTCCCATTATATGCGAATTCATCGGCATATAAGGCTAACCATTTCAAAGAGTTCAACAATGAAAAATCAAAACCTGCCTTCGTTTTCAACGCATAAAGATGGTACACAAGAGTTCAATTTCAAGGCGCCGTCATCGTGGGCGGAACTTTCAGAGGATCAGTTGCGCTATGTCCTCTACATCTTATCTTCGAATAGGGACAAGATTGTCGCCAAATGCCACCTCCTGGTTAGATTCTGCGGTCTTGAAGTACATAAGCACACCCGTACAGGGTGGAAATGCAGCGTGCTCTGTTCCGTTCCCGGTGAAATGCCAAAGAGGAAAGTCCTATACATTAGCAGCGCCGAGATTCTATCGCTTCTCAAAAATTTCGATTTCATCGACAAATTTACCGATTTTCGGCCTCTGCAGAGAGCTAGTGACGTTCTACTAACGGCAGTTGACAGCATGCTTCATGATGTCAGCTTCTACGATTACCTCAACATCGAGAAGAACTACCAGCTGTTCATGCTTAACCAGGAAGACAAGTTTCTCAGCAAGATGGCGCACCTCATGTACAGAACCGCAGATGGTTCTGCCGATGAAACCGCCAATTTCGAACCTTATGAGCTCCTCGGAGTCTTCATGTGGTTCTCGAGCGTCAAGGAGTATTTCGCCGCCAACTTTCCTCACTTCTTCAGACCAGCCAAAGAGGGTGGAGAACTGCGGCGTGAGGACATCCTGCCAGCCATGCAGGCGCAGATTAGGGCACTTACCGATGGTGACGTGACCAAACTGCAGGCTGTCTACAATACCGACTGCTGGGCTGCACTCACGGAACTGGACAATAAGGCTCGGGAGGCAGAGGAGTTCAAGAAACGCAACAGGCAAAACAGTTAAATTTACAGAATATGACAGAGAAAATCTTCGATTCCATCGCATATTTCAAGCAGCTGGCTGCCGAGTGCAGAACCTGCAGGGATTATAATTTTATCGCAACAGAGTGCTCCGGACCTGATTCCATCCAGGGAGTCATGCAGCAGTTCCGTAAAGCATCAAACTTCGTTATGGTGTCAGACACCGTTGACAGCAACACCCATTCCATCGGAGAGGGCTTCTTCGACCGCAACGTCTATACCGTCTGGATCCTGGCAGGGTACCGACGCGATGACATGGCAGACCGAGAGGCGAAAATGAATATCTGCAGATATATCTTCCGACAGTTCCTCAGTCGCATGCTACACGACAAGAGCCGTGAGGCATACGACGGACAGATGGAGTTCCTGGACCTCACGCAGGTCTATTCGAGCGAACTGGGCAGATGGTCCATGAATGGCGTCACAGGACTCTACTTCATGGTCACATCAGACGAACCTATCGATATACAGTATGACGAGAGCCTATGGCAGACGCAGAAATAGACGACCTCCTCAGATATGAGCGAGGATGGGCTAATGCCATGGGCGACTACTGGCGAGAGCGCATGGAGCGGCTTCGTACCATCGATACCGGCCGACTCTATGCTTCCATCAAGGCGCACCTGGAGCAGGGGTCTGTCACCACCATTGAGCACAACTTCCTGCAGTACGGTATCTATGTAGCTGCAGGAGTAGGTCCGGCACATAAGTGGTACAAGTGGACCGAGGCACAGGGAGGCGAGAAAGTCCACCGCATCAACAACGGCGACCTCAACTTCCTGGGCGATGAATACCGCCGTGACAACAATCTCGATAAACCGAAGAAGGTGGGCCCTGCCTGGGGTGGCCGTGTAGCCGGTGGCGAACCTAAAGGCAGACGTGACTGGTTCTCTCAGAAGTACTACTCATCTGTCATGAAGCTCAACGAGCATGAGGCTACCTTCTACGGCGACCGGTACAATGGTCTGATGGCATCAGCCCTCACCGAGATATTCAGGGGCATAGGAGCAGCACGCAACCTCTAGGGAGCGTATTTTTATCGATTTCATCGAAGTTATATCTTTGCAAACAAAAAAACAATATGGCAGTAGAATATGATAAGAATGATCTTCAGACCCAATTCGAGGGTATCAGAGATGAGCGACGCCTGCAGGCCAATACGGCATACCGCATAGGCACCGCTTTTCTCTCGCTGCTGCATTTCGCCTCAGACGAGATGCATACGACCATCGAGGAACTTCTGAAGAAGATCGAGGGCAAATATCTGTCGAAGGTCAAGGATGATGAAGCTGCCGGTCTTATCACCTTCCTCAGAGGTCTGAGGGTAGGTGCAGGCTACAAGTTCGACGAGAATGGCGATATCACATCTCATGATATTGATGCTCACGATGTCAACGCTAATGGCCTGTCTGTTGGAGGCAACTCCGTCTTCGCAGGAGACCTCAGTTCTCCGGACTTCGTTGCAGGGTTCCTCACGGGCAAAGGTTGGCGGCTGAAGAACGAGCCGGTAGAGAATGCGGCAGGTGTTCTCGAGAACAAATATAACCTGGAACTTGACAACCTCATCGTGAGAGGTTCCATGCGTATCTTCGAGATGATCATCTCTCAGCTGCTAGGAGAAAATGACAACCGTATCTTCACCGCCATGATGGAGGTGGATCACTACGATGCTAAGAGTGGCAGAGTATATCTCGATACCAGGGAAGGCCGCATGTACAATTCCTTCCGCAAGGGTGATTATATAATGGTGCAGCAGTATAATGGCCTTCCCTCTGAGGAAAATGACCATTATGTCACCAAGAACTACGAACTCCTGGTTAAAGAGGTTGGCACGGAAGGTGAGGGAGAGGATCGTCTGGCGTGGGTTACATTCGAGAACTTCACAAGCTCCATGGCAGGAGCCAAACCGGAGAAACTAATCAAGAAGCGTGACACCTTCGTCCGTGTCGATAACGTGTCTGACACAGACCGCAAGGGCATCATTCAGGTGATGACCGTAGGCAGCGATACACCTTATATAGATATTCTCCACGGCTTGAAAACAAATCCGGATTCAGCTCTGAAGGGTAGATTGGGTAATCTGAATGGCATCAGACACCCTATATTTGGTCAACTAAAGGGGTTCGGAGAGTACCTGAACAACCTCTATGCCGTGGGCGATTTCGTCCTGAGCCGTACAGGAGAGAGCATCGATACTAAGTTCCAAGTTCTCGAAAACATGTTCTCTTCGAGATTCTCAAAGACCAGCTATGAGCTGACCAATGGGCAGAATTATTTGGAAAATGGGCAATTCCTCGAGCAGATTACGGATTCAGAGAATACCATCATAGCAGGGTGGGATATCGACACTACAGACGAATCTGTTTTCTGGTTTGATGCTTCCGGATTGCCAGTCGTGGTCAACGGCAATCCTACCGCAAGCGGAAATCGCAAGGTTTCGCTGGAAAAGGTCGATGGCAGGCAGATTCTACGCATGCAGAATTGCGGCATCAGGCAGAAGAATGCGCTTATTAGACAACCAGGAACTCACAAGGAGTATGTTGCCGGAGAGAAGAGCAGCGCAGAGCTGCCTCCAACAGAGGCAGGGTACACCGATGTGCAGGACAAGCTGTACATCAGCATTCGCATCTATGCCAAGACCGCTGGCAAGTTGACTATTGGCTTCGCTGGTTGCGAAGACGTGAGGGGTAAGCAGAATACCCTACAGCAGAGGAATATCAATGTCGCATACTCTGGAGCGTGGAAAACTATACCTATAGAGGGCGTGTGGAATGGTACCGGTGACTTCGTCATCAAATACAGTGGTGATTGCTACCTCGCAATTGTATCTCTAACAGACGAACCGCTCAGTGAGCTGTCTAAGACCGTAAGCACACAGATAGTGCAGACGGCCAGCAATATCAAGCTGCTGGGCGAAAATATTGATACCGTCAACAAGAAAGCTGTCAAGGTGGGTTTCGAGCTTGATGCAGAAAAGGGCGAAATCAGGCAATATGTAGATTCTAAGGATGCCAAGAATCGTGAGGATACATCATCACAGATTCTTCAGACATCCAACAGTATCACCTCATCTGTTGACAAGAAGCTGAAGGATCAGCACGGAAATATCACAAGTGAATATCAGTCGGCTATCGATCAGACTGCAACCAGCATCAGAAACTGGGTAGGCGAGAAAGATTACGCTACAAATTCGACTGTATCTTCTGACGTAACACAGCTATCTAATCGTATTACTAGTACTGTAAATGCGGTGGATGCGAATAAGAGAAAAATTACGAAGATTGAGCAGGATGTTGATACCATCACTCAGACCGTTGGTCAGGCTGCTACGAAGGAGCAATTGAAGGCGAACGTAGATGCGCTCAACAAGAATATCAGCAACAATCTTGCATCTGCTAACAGTTATGCAGATAAAGTTGGAGGCGGTATCAGAAATGAATACTCTTCTACCATTACCACAGTTCAGCAGAAGAGTGGTTCCTGGACTGTTGCAGCAGGAGGATTTGATGCGTATGGCAAGTTGAAATCATCTGCCGGTGCAGTATTGACTACGGAATTCGCTAGATTCTTTTCTGAAGCGTATGATAATGATGGAAAAACAGTTAAGCGGGCAGAACTCAGCACATTCATCAGAGATGAAGCTGGAACAAAGATTTCACACGCGCAGATGTCTGCTGATAACATCATCTTGACAGGTCACTGTATGAATTTCTCGGGCGGGCAAATCGCCATAAACACCTCTAATTTCACGCTTGATACAGCAGGAAATATGTGGTGTCAGAATGGTACTTTCAGCGGTACGGTTACTGGTGTGCACGGAAGCTTTAAGATTCTTGATTGTGTTGACAACAAAGGAAACGTTGTTGGTAGTATCCAGTTCGGTTCGGATGGCAGAATGTGGTTCTCCGGCGATATGTATCATCAAGGTTATGATAGTGCTAAGAATCGTGGTTATCGCTTCTATGCGTCAGATGTATGGTGCAGAGGTATGTTCGGGCATAGACAGAAAACTATTGCTGTCGTCTATGGAAGAACTATGAATATATATACAAAGGAGACGGATTTTACAAAAGGAACGTATGTCACGAAGACGCTATCAACAGGAACTGCATCTGGTAAAACCTATTTGAAGATTCCTCTGTATGGAGATGGGAATAGTGGTGATGCCAGCGGTATGCCTATCGATGTGGTAGTGATGCACTGCTCTTCGGACGAATACTATGTGTTCACGGGTATGGGCAGCGGAAAAGAGTGGCGAGTGGTTAATGGTAACGACAAGCAGACCATACATTTTGCCGATATTGGCGGATGGCATGAACTGAGGGGCGGTGAGAGCTTATCATGTGTGTATATTCCGCCAAGACTGCTTAATCCTACGGTTTCAGATACAAAGATTGGCGCAGGCGTATTCTGGAGTGGTGAAACTGACCTTAACTGGTCTTAATTTAAATATTCTTTGGGTAGTTAGATTAATTTTATTTTTTTTTTGATATGAAAACAGCAAAACAGACGGTGAAAACCGAATTTGAGCCAATTGCGCTCGGTGAGAATGTGAATGTTAACTTCGAGCAGGATGTAACAGGTGACAATGTTGTTACGAGAGGATATGTTTCTCGTAACGAAACAGGCGAATATCTCGGCAACATCTCGGAAGAGAACGGCAACCTTACCATCACTCTTAATAAAGATGCTATAGGCAAGGAAGTTACTTCCCAAATTCTGGCATCAATCCCGGAGTGGCTTGACAGCATCAAGAATGCCGAATAAGAGAGGAGGTGCTTATGAGCGAAGCGAAGGTGGGTACCAGCATCGAAGATGCAATCAAAAACTCAGATTGGTCTTCGGTCAGCATAGCCTTATGGCCGCATATTGTAGAGCAGATGAAACTTCACTCGAAGAACATCTTCGAGTGTGAGATGGTCTATGATCTTGCGCATATCAATACAGTTCCAGTCCTCTACGATGACAACAACGGCACTCGCAAGCAGGTCATCGTACCGATGAAGGTATTCACGAAAGATCTTGATGCGGAGCTGGTGGAAGCCAAGAAGGCTACCACGGCAGCTAATACAGCTGCGACAACCGCCAATACAGCTGCAGCTAATGCCGACAAGGCGCGCGAGGGGCTGGAGACCAAGAAACAGCAAGTAGATGCTTCGGTCGCAGCAAGCAAGACAGCGACCGAAGCAGCAAAGAAGGCTACTACGGACACTCTTGCAAGCAAGAAGGCTATAGAGCAGAATGAGGAAACTCGCAAGACTGCAGAGCAGACGCGAGCCACCTCAGAGGCTGCGAGAGTCAAGGCTGAGCAGGGCAGAGCTGATGTTGAGAACAAGCGAGTTGCTGCTGAGTCTGCACGTTCTTTAGCAGAGCAGAAGAGAGTTTCTGCCGAAACTGCTCGAGCATCAGCAGAAAAGTTGAGAGTCGATGTTGAAAATGACAGGAAGGCTGCTGAAAAGAATAGGAGTGACGCTGAAGCCAAAAGAGTTGTCGCAGAGCAGGGCAGAGTTGGTGCAGAGAAGAGGAGAGAAACTGCAGAGCATCTGCGAGAGACAAATACTTCTACCGCCATCGAGAGCTCTAAGACGCAGACAGACCTCGCCAAGGAGCTCAACGAGCATCCTACTAAAATGGGAGATAACGGCAACTGGTGGAGGTGGAATCTGCAGTCTCACGCCTACGAAGATACCGGTATCATCGCAAGAGGTGGTGCGATGTACCCAACCTTCCGGCAGTCCAGGAACAAGTTGTTGATGATCGACTACGGCTCAAATGTTTCTGAGCACGTTGTCAAACGTAGAAATAAATTAGTTATCAAGGTATAATGGCAGATAATACGAATATCATTGTGGTGGGCAATGTTGCCTTCACTGACAAGGGAGCGTGGGTCAAAGGCTATTCCTTCGAGTTCGAGGGAGAGACCATTCTGGGCTACGATGCCAATGACATCGTACATACTGCAAACGGTGTGTACGCATCTCTCATCGATGGCAATACAGCTGAGCCTTCAGACACCAGCGACTCCTGGCGCCTCTGGCTAGACAAGACTGCGGCAACTAAGGCCAAGAGTGCAGCCGATGATGCCAACAAGGCTGCGAATCTTGCCAATACTGCAGCTGCTTCTGCAACCGCTCAGGCAGCAGAAGCACAGCAGCAGGCTACAGCTGCAGAGGAGAAGGCGCAGCTTGCAACGGAGGCTGCGACGAGAGCAGACGAAAAAATCGCTGAAATGAACAGTCTCGCAGGTCAGATTGCAACTGGTTTCATCGCTCCTTCTCGCATGAATCTCAGCTATCAGACTGAGATCAGCATCCGCAACAAGCAGAAGCAGAAGATTGAGGCGAGCATCCTGCCGGCATACTTGCCGCAGAGCGTCCTCTATCAGAGAGTAGAGGGTGATTCCGTTATGTCTGACCCTTCCGGTAATCTGACCGTCAAGGGTACAGGCAAGACCAAGTTCTGGGTGATTCCTCCTGCCAACACACCGCTATGGCAGGAGGTGACAATCAACGTCAGACAACCATATATGCGACTCTCTGCAACAGGCAAAATTCGCAAAAACGGCAATAAAATCCGAATTGTTTAATCGATTAAATATAATGTAATATGGCATTTACAGAGAATGAAGAGACGAAGCTGAAGGCTATCATCGCAGCCTTCGACAATGCTCAGCAGGTCGATGACCTGCCTCAGTCAGACATGTCTGCAACCGACAAAATTATTGAGGTCTTCGACAAGAAGTCGGGTAAGTCTGAGCAGATGACTATCAAGAATGCGGTGCAGCTCGGTCAGCATCCATGGTGCGGTCGAGTGTGGAACCTCGACAACGCTACGCCTAAGGCCGCTGCATATGTAGGCTCCCTCGAGCTCCTGCAGAACTTACACCAGGAACTCGGACTTGGCGGCTATCTGGTCAAGAATGACCATACTCGTCGCAAGCTTGATGCCAAGGATCATCACAAGTATGCGACTGGCGAGGCGGCAAAGCTTGATGGTTCCGAAGGACACTATCAGTGGGGTTGGGGCAAGGAGTGGTACCTGGTAATCAAGACCGTAGGCAGACTACACTATGAGATGATTAGCCCTTGGCCTATTCAGGGAGAGTTCAACTACAAGATTCCGATTGCCAGCATCTCTGCAGCAGGATTTGCGACACTCGAGCGCAGTACTGGCAAGCTCGTCAGCTACATCAACGATGGTGCTGACTATCGAGGCGGAAACAATGATGCGACTCTCGACAATACGAACCGCACTATGCTTGGCAAACCGGCAACTCAGCAGACTACTGAGTACTTCCGAGCTGCAGCGCGCAAAAATGGTACAGGCTGGCTCTGTACAACGATGCGCCATACAGCGGCTATCGCAGTACTGTTCGGTGTCATCTTCGGTACTCATTACGACCAGGCTGCTGTCAATTCTGCTAAAGATGAAAATGGTCTGTTCCAAGGTGGTCTAGGCACTGGCGTGACACAGATGCCAGACTGGGGTGGATACAACGGCTGGCGTCCGGTCATCCCGATGTCTGTCGGCATCGAACTCGGAGACTCCTGCGGTGTTTCAAGCTACGAGGTCAAGAAGGATGATGGTACTGTAGTCTATACTGCCAAGATTCCTAGTTTCTTCGGATACAAGAATGGTTTCGGTAACCTCTGGCGTATGATGGATGATGAGCAGGTGCAGTGCAACGAGGATACATCGGTTGTACACCTCGTTGCTCCATCCATCTATGGTACCTGGACAATAGGCAAAGCTGAAGGCATGATTGCCTACAGCAAGTCGGAGACTAAAGGCGAAGGCTATATCCAGGATCTGTGCATGGAGCACCTCGAAAACTTCCCGACCAAAAAAGGTGGTACCGAGTCGACCTATTGGACTAGCTACTTCTGGAACAATAGTGGAGCGACATCCGGTTTTCGCCTGTGTCTTCGTGGTGGCAGCGCTAGCTTTGGTGGTCAATGCGGTCTTTCGGCGCTCCACGTGAGCTTTGCTGTCTCGGGTTCCTATGTGAGCTACGGTGCGGCCCTCTGCGAAGCAGCATCCGAGTGGTCATTGGAACCAGTGTATTACGAGGCGGCCTAGAGTGGACAGAGGTGTGCTGATGTGAGCTGGAGTGTGCAGGATTGGCCAAGGTTTCCCAGCGGAACCAAGGGTAATCCTGAGCACCCTGCGAGCGTAGCGAGCAAACCTTACCGCCCTTGGGCGGTCGATTTTTTTAGAAATTTCGCTCTTTGACATTCTTTCATTCCGATTTTTTTCAGTACCTTTGCAGGCGGTATTAAACCAGGCTGTGATTCCTGCGCCGGTTTTCGCCTGTGTCTTCGTGGTGGCAACGCTAACAATGGTGGTCAATGCGGTCTTTCGACGCTCAACGTGAACAATGCTGTCTCGGATTCCAATGTGAACTACGGTGCGGCCCTCAACTTAACAAGATACTGCAGGTTAGTTTGCTTAGCTGCAGAGATTTCGGGAGTCAGGCCTTGCCTCATGGCAAAACATACACTTTAGCAGAATAGCAAGTAGATGATGACAATGGGTCATCCGGTCGAAAGTTAGGACATCAAAAAGCAGACAACAGAAATCGACACCGACATTTTAATAGACACCGACATTCAACAGACACCGACCTTTTTTTATATACATAAAATTATAAAAGCAAGTGAAGAGGTTAGGTAACATTTCACAGGCGGTTGAGACTTTGCAAAATTTTCGTGAAGCATTCTTTGATTTTTCCCGGCACAAGAAGTCCCGTCTATCTGTACAAGCGTTCGAAGCAGAGTTTGAGGCAAATCTTCAAGCCCTGCTAAATGCCTATACCCATCAGACATGGCATACTTCAGACTATGAGGCAAAGCTGATTGAGCAGCCCAAACACCGCGTAGTCAACAAGTTGCCTGTTAGCGATCATGTCATTCAGCATGCAGCCATGCACACCAGTGAAGATAAGCTGAGAGCCAAGATTCCTTACAACAGTCCAGCTGGTACCAAGGGGCGTGGCACGCATTTCTTCTACAAGATTATCAAGCAGGACATCTTTACCTCGCCACAGCAAGAAACATTCTATTGCTTGCCAATGGATATACACCATTATTTCCAGAATGTTGAGCACAATTTGCTCAAGAGAGAGTATAGGTTGTATATCAAGGACCGCAAGCTGCTTGCTTTCATTGACGAGGTCGTTGACAGCTATGCCAACGGCATAGTGCTGGGTGTCAAGCTCACACAACTTTTGGGACAACTGTTTCTGGCGAGGTTTGACTATCTCGCCATGCGGTGTTTTGATATACTCCAAGATCCTGAAAAACATGGCTACTGGCAGGCTCGCTACGTCACGGACATGCTCCTCACATGCCGCTCGGAGCAGCAGGCAAGAGTATTAAATGTGGGGGGGTAAAATCCCTCAATGAGCGCTTCGACCGTTTTTGCCGCGAAGGACTCAAACATTATTATAGATTCATGGACAATATCTTCATCATGCATGAAGATAAGGTCTTCTTACGCCTCATGGCGGAGCTTGCAGTCATGGTCTTGGCAAGAGACTGGAAGCTGAGCATCAATAAAAGTTGGAATATTCATCGTACATGTGACGGCATAGACTTCTGTGGACAGAAGATCTTTGCCGACCATGCCCTTTTGCGCAAGCGCACCAAGCAGGCACTCTGTGCCCAGGTGGCAAGATTGCGCAAACGTGGACTTAACGATGAACAGATCCGGCGCAAGGCTGCCTCCAGGCTAGGTCTTGCCAAACACGCAGACACAAAAAACTTATTAAATAAAATCGGTATGAAAAAATATGGTCAGATTGTGAAAGCCCGCAAGGGAGAGGTTCCCTTCGAGGGCATGAGCATGGCACAGAAGAAGCATCCAGGCGACATCCTGTGCCACAACATTGAGGACTATGACAAGTTCCTCATCCTCATAGAGGATTACAAGATTGATAAGTCGAGGGTCGATTTCAAGATGGAGCAGGTTGAAGAGATTGACGACCAGGGCGTCAAGCACATGGTCACCAAGAAGGTGCCCAAGGACCGCCTCGCCATCCGCTTCCGTTTCATCGATCACGTCCGGAAGACAGGACAACTCGATGAACATGGCGATGAGATTGAGGAGCCGGTTTGGCAACCTGAGTCGTGGTGGCTCTTTACTGGCTCAGATATTCTGGTTGACCAGGCACGCAAGGAGTGGGAACTGCTGGAAAAGGGCTTCTACACCGTTGCAGCGGAACTCACCAACAAGTTTGGAAAGAAATTTTATAAGTTTATCTAGATGCACAAGAAATTTTATCTTTGCCGCATGTCATACTTGAGATATGACAGCAAGCATTTTCTTCTGTTCCTGAGTGAGCAGAAAGTAGAAAACTATCACCCAGACACCACCATGTCGGAGTCTGATGGCGATAGTAAGACAGTGACAGCCTACAGCTATGAAGGGACAGAGATTGACGGCTCCACTAAAATTGAGGCTGAGTCGGCAAGCTATCGCGAGTTCGTGAATGGTCTGGTTCGTACTAAGTACAGCCAAGGCGATGTCGAAGCCATCCTGTGCAACCATGGTGATGGAAACAAGGAGCACGAGACAGAGTACCAGGTATTCCAGGAGTGGCGAGAGCAGGCTAAGCAGATGGCCAGAGAGTTACTCGACCGGGATATCTCATAGTTATCAGATACGGCAGGAGGAAAATCGTTCTTCCTGCCGTATTTTTATATTTCTTATATTATATGTACCTTTGTGCCAGATAAAATCAGGTACAGATATGCAGAGAAATACCAAGGATTGGATACACTACAGCTCTGCTGGCATAGTTCTGCTTGCTGGCATAGTGCTCGTGTACATCAGCTTTTTTATGTCCCACGACGTCACGTCTAACGTCTTGTGGTACTTTGGGCAGAGTCTGGTTTACGTGGCAACCGTCTTTGGTTTCGCACTGACTTTTGACACCAGAGTTAAAGACATTATCAATAAATATTTCAATAATAAAAATGGCACGCAAGATTAAGAAAATTTTCGTTCATTGTACAGCAAGCCGACAGTCATGGACTGTCGATGCCTTGCTCAAGGAGTTCAGAGACAAAGGCTGGCATTATCCAGGTTACCATTGGGTAGTGACCGCTGACGGCAAGCGCACGCAGCTTATGACAGAAGACCTGCCGTCCAACGGAGTCAAGGGGCACAATTACGATTCCGTCAACGTGGCATACATGGGCGGAATATCCCGCACTGGCAAGGCTATCGACAACCGCACAGAGGCACAGAAACTAGGTTTGCGTGAGTTGCTCAAGGAATTGAGAAGCCGCTACCCTGATGCCAAGATCATGGGACATCGTGACATTTCGCCTGACAAGAACCACAATGGAGTGGTCGATCCATGGGAGCGCATCAAGGAATGCCCATGCTTCGACGCTATTCCGGAATACGCAGACATTTAAGAGATTGAGCTGATGAGTAGATTTAATAAAAATTTAGGGTTCATCCTCGTATTTCTGATGGTGACCTGCATAGTCAAAGACTGTTACTACGAGTATAAAAAGCAGCGAGCGGAGCAGAACCTGCGAGAACAGCTCAACAAACTTCAGCTGCAGTATGCTCCAGCTGAGCGTGACACCATCCGTGACTCAGTCAAGGTCGTGACGCAGAAGGTCATCATGATGCCTCCTGATGAGTACAAGGAGTTTGCAGCAGACAGAAATATGCTGAAAGATCTCAACATCAAGGTCAGCCAGATAATGGCGGATCAGCGCACATCGGTAGTCACCGAAGGCTCTGTCAAGACGCTTCGTGAGAATTCGCTATACAAGTATAGCGACAAGTGGTTGAGCGTTCAGCTCAACACTGCAGACTCCATCCTTACATATAGAGCGCGAGACAGCTTGCAATGCCTTGTAACTCGCAATTACAAACATCGATTTCTATGGTGGAAGTGGGGAACCGATGGCTACAATATCAAGATGATCAATTTCAATCCCAACTCCACTATCTTATATAACAACTATATACAGGTCAACCGCTAATGGCAAGACAAGAAGTATATACTACAGTCATCAAGCTAAATTCAGAGGAGGCGAAGAACCGCCTCAAAGAGCTTGAAGATAAGGTCGCTCGTCTGAAGAAGGCAAAACAAGATGCCTTCTCGGCGGGCGATTCCCGTTTAGGCGCATCCCTCGCCAAGGATCTTAAGGCCGCAGAGCGAGAGATGAAGCAATTCAAAAATTCAACCATGAGCGTCAAGGAGACACTCGACAATCTGTCAAGTGCAAGCCTCGGACAGCTGGAGAAGGCAGCTAGACATCTGAAGGGGCAGATGAAGGCAGCATCTGACCCTTCAGACTTTGCAAAATTGGACGCTCAACTCTCCAAGGTTAAGGAGCAGATGCTTGCCCTGAAGGGCGCGACACGCAAGGCTGATGAGGAAGCGAGACGCATGACCGCAACGGTGTCAAACCTGAAACATGCTTCACTCAATGACCTCAACTTCACAGCTTCCAAGCTACGTAGTCAGATGGCTGACTACGACCCGACATCTACCATGTACGCCTCCAGAGCTTCGCAGCTGAAGCTGGTCGAGGCAGAGCTGGAACGCATCCGACAGAGCGAGCAGAAGGTGGTCACCCTCATGCAGAAGTATGACAAGGAGATAGACAGCACCAATGTGGACATCAAGGAGACCAAGCGTCAGATGCAGCTGGTCAACAACACCATGTCAAACCTCAAGACCTCCTCCATCCGTGACCTGGAGTACTCCATCAAGGCTCTCAACCAACAGATGCAGGGCATGCAGCGTGGTACCGAGCAGTTCAAGCAGATGGAGCTGAAGGCGAAGCAGCTGAAGGCAGAACTGCAGGCAGTCAGAGCCGAGGGCGTTGCCCAGGAGTCCTGGATCAAACGCTCGGCTGACTGGTTCAACCGCATGCAGGGCATCGCCCTGGGAGCCGTCGCTGCCATCTCCGGCATCACCTTCACAGTCAAGAAGTGTGTGGAGGAGTATGCCAAAATGGATGATGAAATGACCAACGTCCGCAAGTACACTGGGCAGGCAGCCGAGGAAGTCGAGCGTATGAACGAAGACTTCAAGAAGATGGATACCCGCACACCTCGCCAGAAACTCAACCAACTAGCCGAAGATGCCGGCAGACTCGGCATCACATCGACTGCTGCAGTTGAGGAGTTCGTCGATGGTGCCGATAAAATCAATGTCGCCCTCGGTGATGACCTCGGAGACAAGGCAGTCTCCCAAATCGGCAAGCTCGCCCAGATGTTCGGCGAAGACAAGACCAAAGGTCTGCGAGGTGCCATGTTGGCGACAGGTTCTGCAGTCAATGAACTGGCTCAGAATTCCTCTGCCTCTGCCGGTTATCTTGTTGATTTCACCGCCCGTGTGGCAGGTGTCGGCAAGCAGGCAGGCTTCACGCAGGCACAGATCATGGGTCTCGCTTCTGTCCTTGACCAGAACATGCAGCAGGATGAGACGGCGGCAACAGCTGTGCAGAACCTTCTGGCCAAGATGTTCCAGGACTCCGCAAAATTTGCTCAGATTGCAGGTCTCAATGTCAAGGAATTCGCAAAGACGTTAAAGGAGGACGCCAACGGCGCACTTCTCCAGTTCCTGGCAGCCATGCGAGCCAAGGGCGGTTTTGCCGACCTTGCACCAATGTTCGAAGAAATGAAGATGGATGGATCCAGGGCTACTGGTGTCCTAACCGTCCTCGCAGATAAACTCGATGACATCAAGACTGCCCAGAACCTGGCAAACGAAGCCTATTCCGAAGGAAAATCCGTCCTCAATGAGTTCGAGACACAGAACGAGAGTGTACAGGCTCAACTTGACAAGACGAGCAAGAAGTTCCTGGATCTGTCCATCGAATTGGGCCAGAAACTCTATCCTGCAGCACGATATTGCATATCTGCAGCTAGTCTCGGAGTTCGGGCACTCTCCACACTCGTTGATTTCGTCAAGGATTATTGGCGCATATTAATTGTGCTGACAGCCGCCATCGTCACCTATACTGCAGTATCTAAGGCAAAGTTGATAGCAGAGAAGGCGCAAATGGCATGGCTCAACATCATGATTCTGCGCGAAAAGGCGCATCTCGTCCTTGTGGGTCTTAAGACATCTGCTCTCAAGACCATGGCAATCGTTCAGATGGCGTTGACACGTGAAATAAAACTGACCACTGCTGCGCAGATGTTGTGGAACAAAGTGTTGTTGGCCAACCCGATCACTGCCGTGATTGCTGTTGTTGCCGGACTGACAGCCGCAATCGTCACACTCTCTGAAGAGACGAGCACAGCTGAGCAGGCTCAGCGTGACTACAATGATGCCGTGACAGATGCCAACAAGCAGGCAGCAGAAGAGGAGGCATCCATCATGCGCCTCGTTTCTGCTATCCAGTCAAACACCAGTGCAGAGTCTGACCGCAAGGCAGCCCTTGAGGAACTCAACGGCAAGCTGATGCGTGAGCACCTCGGTAACATCACCGAGGAAGCAGTGCGCACAGGCAACGCTACAAGGCAGATTGAGGCTTACATTGATGTAATGAAAAAGAAGATTATCATCGATGGCCTACAGAAAAAGTTAGCTGAGTCTATAGAAAAGAGTGCTGATCTAGAGGATTGGCTAGAAGAGGGAAGAAATTATAAACCTGGATTTTTACAGGGAGTATTAGATTCCTTCAATCCTTTCCCTTCGAAAAAGGTTGCGGCAAGCAATCCACATTTTCAAAAGGATTTGGAGAGAGAGATTGACAAGGAAAAACAGTATCAGAAGCGTCTCCTTGATAAAATCAACGAGTTAGAGTCACAGCATTTCGAAGTGAGCGATCCGGAACCATGGCGCAACAATGGCTACAATGGCAAGGGCAATGATGGTACAATCATTAAGAAGCAGAGTACAGCCGTCACTCATCAGGTTTCAGAAAAAGAGCGCAAGGCTCGTGTCAAGGCAGAGAAGGCAGCTGCAGCCGAGGCACGTAAGCGCCAGGCTGAAGCCAAACGCAAGCAGAAGCAGGCAGCCGATAGCATCAAGGCTGAGACCAACGAACTGATGGCAGACAACGCCAAAGCCTATGCAGAAGGTAAGAAAACCTATCAGCAGTTCATCGATGACCGTCAAAACATACAGATCAAGGGCTTTGCCAAGCTGAAACAGTTGTATGGTGCTGAGAGTAATGAGTACAAGCAGTTACTTGACAACCAGGTCAATGTTGTCAAGCAGCATGATGCTGCCATTCAGAAGATGAATGAGCAGACCATTGAGCGTGAACGCCTCCAGAAGGAGGCTAGCATCAAAGCTCAGTACAATGATGCCAGTTCAGCTATCTATCAGAATGATACCGCTCTCAATGAAGCCCTATATAAGAATGATGTCGAAGCCATGAAAAAACGTCTTGCACTCTACAAAGACAGAGAGGGCAGCGAGGAGTGGCTGGATCTGAAGGCTGAGATGGAACAGGCTGAGCTCGACCACCAGCTGCAGATGCAGGAGACATACCAGAACCAGCTGAAGGAGTTGCGTCAGCAGTTCGGTAAGCAAGACCTGCAGGCACAGGAAACTATGTACCTCAATGGCCTTGACAATCTCTACAGGAATGGATTGATCAAGGAGGAGGAATATCAGCAGATGAAGTTAGAGATAACCAAGCAGTTTGCTGCCCAGAGAGCGCAGATAGATGCTGCTGACCATGGAGCAGGTAGCGCTCAACTGAAGATTAATGATAAGTCAACAGAGATGGTCAACAGTGCCAGGGCTGCTGCAGGTGAGTCCCAGACGACCAGCAATGCAACTCTGGGTGGCTACTTCTCTTCACAAGTTGAGAACTATCAGAACACCATGGAGAAGTTGAAGGAATTATATGGCAATGACAAGCAGAACCATGCTGCATACATGCAGGCGAAAGCGCAGGTCACCTCTGATTACCTCAATGACCTGGTTGAAAAGACAGCTGTTGTTTACAATGGTATCAACGGTATTCTATCTGCGTCATCGTCATATGCTCAGGCATGCTCTGACCTCGAGCAGGCGAAAATCTCCAAGAACTACGAAAAGCAGATTGCTGCAGCTGGCAACAACTCGAAGAAAAAGAAAAAGTTGGAGGAGAAGAGAGACAAGGAACTGGCCGCAGCGAAGTCCAAGGCTAACAAAAAAGCCATGAAGATAGAAATTGCGCAGGCGATAGCATCTACAGCAATGTCTGCTATCAATGCCTATGCATCTGCTGCAGCTATACCAACAATAGGTTGGACATTAGCTCCTATTGCAGCAGGTATGGCCACAGCTGCAGGTATGATACAGCTTGCTGCTATCAAGAAGCAGCACCAGGCAGAGGCTGCAGGTTACTACGAGGGTGGTTACACCGGTGGCAACCGCTACCGAAAGGAAGCAGGAGTCGTACATGAAGGCGAGTTCGTGGCTAATCACAATGCCGTCAACAACTCATCCATCCGTCCAGCTCTTGACCTCATCGATAGGGCACAGCGCTCTAATACAGTTGGCTCGCTGACCGCTGATGATATCACACGTTCTCTGGGACAGGGAAGTAGTACCGTGGTGGCTCCTGTTGTCAATGTCAACAATGATAACACCGAGGTACGCCAGTCCCTCGATGGTGTCAATGCAGCCGTCAGCCGTCTGACACAGACTCTTGACGATGGCATTGAGGTTGAAGTTCCGATATCTGGACGTAGAGGTCTGCACCGCAGACTGCAGGATTATCAGCGCATTTTAAACAATAAGTAGTGGAATATGATAACATGCATCATCAATGGCCATAAGGCCTATCCCATTTCTACATCATCAATCAAGGTGACATACGCCAACCAGTATGTCACCGATGATGGTGAGTACACCTATGACATCACCTTCCCCATGAATATCCTGGAGAACCGTGTCATATTCAAGAATGTCTCACGCTTGGAAGTCAAGAAGAATATCGCCAAATACGATGACTGCAAGCTGTACTGTAACAGCCAGCTCATCATGAGCGGTGTTGGTACCATACTCTCCGTGAATGAGAAAGAAATCAAACTGCAGATAGTCGGAGGCAAATCACGCATCAAGTTCAACGACCGCATGGAGAAGCACTACATAGACGAAATTCAGTTTGGTACAGCAGATAAGCCGGGATATGATGTTGGTAAGGGCTGGTCACAGAAGTTCAAGGACAGAATAACTGAAATTTACAGATTAGATGAAGATAAGACGAAGTTCCTGGGAGTGGAAGGAAAATGGTGCTTCGTACCTGTACGGGACGAAACAAATGATATGATTGCAAATTTTGTTGGAGTAGATAAAACGAAACAATTTATTGGCTACAATGCACCATTTATCTCTAACCTAGCTGTTCAGCCCAACCTGATGTATATCTTTCGTAAAGTAGTAGAATACGAAGGATATACTATCAAGCGCAACGATTTTGACTGCAAGCCATGGAACCAGCTTTATATAGCTTCTGCCTACAAGACTCGCGAGATTAGAAGGGCGCTACCTCATTGGACAAGCTATACATTTATTGAGGAATTCCGGAAACTCTTCAATGCCTCCATCTACTTCGATGAAGTCCAGAAGACCTGCAGCGTCATCAGTTCCTCAGAGTTGAGTTCTGCAGATTCTATTGAGATAGAACCGCTGGATGAATATTCGGCAGACTATGACGAAGACGGTTCTTTCAGCACTTCTGCAACTGCGAACCTGGAGTACAAAATGGATGGTTCAGCCAATAGAGGGAACTATGAGAGCATACCAAAGAAGGTTTTTGACAACTTCAATATCGTTCAGAGTGTCGATTATTTCGGCGTGCTCGATCAGTTTTCTCTGACTACCATGGGATGGTCTGAGAAGAAAAAACGGCAGACTATCATTGAGTACCTCAGAAGTTACTACATATATGTAGAGAATGAGGATGGTACGAAAACATGGCAGATGGCAGGTGTATGGTCACCGTTAATCAGGGACAGTTCTTCTGATGAATATGTCGATCTGAGCATTTCTCCTGCAGCACAAGTTGTAGAAGATATCAATTTCAGAACAGGATTACTAGAAGATAATTACTACGAGAAGCGTTGCCTGCTGTCAATACCTAATGACAAGGAAGCGGATTCCAAGGAGTGCGATGTTGATGATGACGGATATAGCTACACATCCGTACAGGATGCCATAGATGATGAGTCAAGCATGGATGACAGCGAAGCTGAAGAGGAGGTCATGAGTGTCTTTTTCATACTGCCAGGCAAAGTGCAGGCATTTAACGTGCCATACGGCAGGATTTCATGGGTAGGTGAAAAATCAAGATGGCCAATGTTCATCACAGATTATCGCATTAACAGTGATTATACTTATGAGGGTATATTAGTGACTGCCGGCAATAATTTTTCGCTATCCCTGAATTCAGTAGCCAATGGTGCAGTATCATTAGCAGAGTTCCATAGCAAGGCTTTCCATATAGACAATAAAAACTGCATAGAGGTCAAGTTCAAGTCTGATGACATACCGGATCCATCCAAGATATACATCATCCGCAACAAGAGATTTGTATGCGAGAAAATAGAGATGGAAGTCAAGGACGATGCCATCGAGCCAGTTTACACAGGCTATTTTTACATGCAATCATAATATATATAATAAGGTGGGGAGCAAACTGCTCTCCACCTTATTATATTATAGGATTCCCTGATAGTTCTTGATATACTCATTCGCCTTCTGTATATCCTTAGGCGTATAGATGTCTGTGATGAGGATTGATGAGTGTCTCGCCTGGTCTCTGACCGATAAGACGTCGGCATTGGCCCGCAGCATATTGGTGATGCCTGTGTCCTTCAAGCTATAAAACTTGATGCGGGGAGAGAGCTTCAGCTCCTTTCTCAGAACTCGAGTCCAGTAGTCTCTGAACATTTTCTCGTTCTTTCTTTCAGGTCCTGGGCAGAACCCGTCAGAGAAGAGGTAGTCCTGCCCTGGGTGAGAGAAGATGTTGAGTTCCATCATCAGCTTGATGACATGGGTCGGCAAGGTGATCACGGCATCATTGCCGTTCTTAGTGTTCTCGCCATGCAGACTGATTGTCTGAGTCTTAACGTGGATATCGCAGATTCTGAGATATGACATCTCTCGAGGGCGGATGAAGAGGTAGTGGATAATTTCACACGCCAGCAGATAGTGCCTGTTGTGCTCCATCAGATAATCTCTGATGAGCTGCATGGTGCAGTCAGGTATGACATCTCTGCTTTTCTTCTGCCTGTTCTTGATACGTTCCAGGCCTTCTGTAGGGTTCTTAGGTATATACCCTCGAGCTAACAGATAAGCAGAGAAACTCTTAGTCCAAGCAAGATAGTTATTGCGGGTCAGTACAGTATTGTTCCTGTCGATGAAAATGTAGTCCAGGAACTTGCTCACATTACTTTTGTCCCATTGATAAGAAAAATTGAGAGTTATGTTTTTTTCTTTCTTCCATCTTTCCAAGATCCGTACACGGCTGCTGTAGTCAACAAAAGTCTCCTCACGCATACTTCCCTCATTGCACATTTTTGTTAGATAAGCCTTATATCTCTCGAGAACGTCTTCCCACTTCGTATATTCCAGAGGCTGCAGAGACTCAATCCAAGGATTCCAGCCTGCCATAAGTTTCTCGGTGAGATTCTTCATAATCTGATCGGCATAGACACGTTGGTTCCGCTTGCCCTTGATATGGTCAAGCATAATTTTTTTCTTCCTCATGCGGTTGATCCCTGGATCAAACGCCATGAAGGAGATATAACATTCTGATCTTTGATGAAAAACTGGAGGTTTCCAGCCAATGACACTACTAAGTACTGTGTCATTCGAATTTGGAGCATAATTTTTTTTAGCCATATCTTTAATTTTTCTCAGATACAGCCTATTATTAATAATGTATATAGGAGAGATACCGACATTGTACCGACCATTTTTGCCCGACTGAGGCAAATCCTCAGTGTTTATGGTACATCTGACGACATTTCGTCGGGATTACTGGACTCGAACCAGCGACCTCATCGTCCCGAACGACGTGCGCTACCAACTGCGCTAAATCCCGTTTTGTGGTACTTATGAGCA